GAGACGACCTTCACTTCAGCAGGGCAGATTAAGACTGCTACTACCGACGGAACCGATGGGTTCTTAGGAACTGCTTTCTTGTTTGACACAGGAGAGATCGGAGAAACCGACAACTTCCACCCAGCGTCATCCAATGATGTTATTGATTTGGGTGCCATTGAGCAGGGCTGGTTGACGGGTGGTTGGATTAAGCTCACAGGAGTGAATACAACCACATGGTGGGTTGAAGCATTCTTGATGGGTGATGGAACACTGGCTACTCCGTTCACGGATAGTTAAGATTAATTAAACAAGATAGGGCCATCCACCTGTTTGGGTGGGTGGCCAGATCTTCTGCTATGGGCAGAGCGAAAGCTCCCGTACCCATAAGGAGATTTAGATGGCTGATGCAGTAACTTCGCAAACCTTGCAAGATGGCGACAAATCTGTCGTGATGAAGTTCACCAACATATCCGACGGCAGTGGCGAAGCTGCTGTTAAGAAGGTAGACGTTTCCGCACTACAAACTCAATCAGGTTCAGGTGCAGCATGCACTGGAGTATCTATTCAGTGTGTCTGGTATGAATGCAATGGTATGAGTGTAGACTTGCTCTGGGATGCTTCCACAGATGTCATTGCTTGGACTCTTAGTGGGTATGGATACTTTGACTTTAGATCCGCTGGACCTCTGATCAATAATGCGTCCAGTCCAACTGGCGATATAATGTTTACCACAACAGGACATGCAAGTGGTGATCGATATGCGATCATGCTGAAGATGGGCAAGAGCTACGAATAATGCCTTTTAAAAGTGATAATAATGGTATAATAAAAAAATCTGTAACAAATGCATTTAGTAAAAATGGTTCATTACAGGATTATGCTAGAATGAGAAGCGGTGGTATAATAAAAGAAGGTTCTAGGACACCTGGAAAAGTTGTAAAGTTTAACCAGCAATGCTTGGATAAATTTAAGGATAGTTGATTATGCCTAAAAAAAAATTAACCAAGAGGCAAACAGATGCGCTTAAGAAACATTCTAAACATCATACGAAAAAGCATATGGCGGCTATGCGTAAGTCTATGGCGTCGGGCTCGACGTTTACGGCGGCTCATAAAAAAGCCATGAAAAAGGTAGGTAGGTAGTGGCTACATCAGGAACTGCAACATTTAATCTTGATATCTCGGAAGTTGTTGAAGAGGCATTTGAACGATGCGGTATTCAATTAAAGACGGGATATGATATGTCCACTGCTCGTCGCTCGCTTAATTTGCTGAGTCTCGAGTGGGCAAACCGTGGATTAAATTTTTGGTGTGTAGAAGAGGGAACGGCTAGTACAGTTGCTGGTACGCCTTCTGTTACATTGCCAGCAGATACGATAGACCTTATTGAGCATTGGATTCGTGATGGATCTGGTACATCACAAAGTGATTTACCTCTATCTAGGTTTAGTGTTTCTCAGTATGCAACTATACCTAATAAGCTTTCTGAGGGTCGCCCAGTTAATATTTATATTGACAAGCAAAGGGCTGCTCCTGTTGCATATTTATGGCCTACTCCTGATAAGGTTTACACATTGGCATATCAAAGAATTAGGCGCATAGAGGATACTGGAAATGTAGGATCTACTAACCCTGATGTGCCAGCGAGATTCTTACCACCATTAGTTGCAGGATTGGCATTTAGATTGTCACAAAAATATCCAGAAGCATTTATGCGTTCTGGTGAACTTAAAGCTGAGTATGAATTTCAATGGGACTTAGCCCAGCAAGAAGATCGTGATCGTGCTTCGGTGCATTTTGTACCAGGGGGCTATTAATGGGTAGTTTTGCTAATGGGAAATATGCTTTTGGTTTCTGTGATCGCACCGGTTTTAGATACAAGTTAAAGGACTTGGTTCCTCAAGTGAAAGCAGGCCGTATGACTGGCTTAATGGTCGGTCGCGATATGCTTGACGAGGACCAGCCTCAAAATTTCTTAGGCAGACTTGGCGACTACACAGACCCACAAGCTATCAGAGATCCCAGGCCAGATATAGCACAGGATACTAGTAGAAAACTTTTTGCATTTGATCCAGTTGGTAATGGTAATGGTGGTGGTGCAGGAAATATTGTAGCACATGGAAAGGTAGGAACTGTGACGGTGACAACATGAACTATACTGAATTGACAGCGGCTATTAAGGATTACACAAATAACACTGGCACTGACTTTACGGCAGCAATACCTACGTTTATTAAACAAACTGAGCAAAGAATATACCGTTCTGTGAATTTACCTGTTAACAGAAAAAATGTAGCTGGTACACTGACAGATGGTAATGCGTACCTGACAATGCCGACAGATCCTACGTTTCTGTTTCCCCTGTCCTTGTCGATAACAAGTTCTAGCAATCAGATATTTTTACTGAATAAAGATGCAAACTTTATCAGATCGACTTATCCGAATGCCAGCACGGAAGGTACTCCGAAGTATTACGGTGTTTTTGACTCAACTACATTTATTGTCGGGCCTACGCCCGATGCAGATTATGTTACTGAATTGCATTATTACTATATGCCCAATTCGATTGTTACAGACAGTACGTCATGGCTTGGAAATAACGCTGATACAGTATTATTATACGGATCACTATTAGAGGCCTACACTTATATGAAGGGTGAGCCAGATATGATGCAACTGTATCAACAAAGATATCAAGAAGCATTGGAACTACTTAAAGTACAGGCTGAAGGCAGAATGACCGGAGATGAATATAGAGATGGCATGATAAAGGTGGCTGCCAGGTAATGTTTGATATTGACTCAGGAGTAGGAAACGTAACGGTTACCACAAGCAAGAATGGTAATCTTGGTCCAAGCCATTGGGCAGAAAGGGCTTCAGATATGATTATTTCTGTAGGAAAGAATGCTCATCCTACTATTGCTGAACAGGCAAAAGAGTTTAAGGCTTATATTCATAAGGCGGTACAGTATTTTATATGGGAAGCGATTAAAGAAGATCGCTCTAAGGTCATTACCCTGCTGAGATCAGCGGGTCATAATGATTTGGCTAATTCAGTGGAGAAATTATAATGGCTATATCTCAAGCGATGTGCACCTCGTTTAAGAAAGAGTTGCTAGAAGGAAAGCACAATTTTCTTAATTCTGGTGGTGACACTTTTAAGATTGCACTCTATACAAGCAGTGCATCGTTAGGTGCCAGTACTACTGCGTATTCTAGTACTAATGAAATCAGTGGTACAAACTATAGTGCCAAGGGAAATACGCTAACGAGGGTCGATCCTTCGACTAGTGGAACAACGGCTCTAACCGATTTTGCAGACACCTCATGGTCTACTGCAACATTTACGGCTAATGGTGCGTTGATATTCAATGAAGATACCACTGGTGATACATCTGTTCTTGTGTTGGCCTTCGGTGCAGATAAGACAGCTACTGCTGGTACATTCACGATTGCTTTCCCTGCGGCAGATGCGAGTAACGCGATAATTCGTATAGCCTAGAATGGCTGATATAACAGGCTGGGGCCGATCTACATGGGGTTCTGGCACATGGGGTGAAGCTATACCTGTAGAAGTTACAGGTGTAGCAGGAACGAGTGCAGTAGGTGATGAGTCGGTAGTAATAGATGTTACTATTACCGAAACAGGGTTAGCAGGTACTGGCTCAGTAGGGTCAGTATCTGTAACAGCAGATGCAAATCTTACTGCTACGGGTGTAAGTGCAACAGGAAGTGTAGGAAGTGTTACGGTAACGGGAACAGCAAATGTTACCTTAACAGGATTAGCTGGGACAAGTGCGGTAGGTTCGGTTACAGTAACTGGAGATGCCAATTTATCTGTAACAGGTGAAACGGCAACAGGATCTGTCGGCTCGGTAACAGCAACTGGTGGTACTGGAGTAACAGTAAGTGCGAGTGGTGTGGTTGGTACGACAGGAATAAGCAGTGTACAGATATGGACGATAATAGATGATTCACAGACACCAGATTGGGCAGCAGTTAGCGACTCACAAACACCTTCTTGGTCTAGTGTAAATGATGCACAAACACCAAGCTGGTCTGATGTCAGTGATTCGCAAACACCAAGCTGGTCCGGAGTTAGTGATTCTCAAACGCCAGACTGGGAAGAAGTCCCAACATAACAATAGGAATTAAGCATGGGAACATATGTAAATAATCTGAGACTTTTGGAAATCACTACGGGTGATGAGTCAGGTACCTGGGGAACCAAGACCAACACAAACTTAGAGCTAATAGCTGATGCGTTTGGTTCTGGCACAGAGGCCATTACTACTAACGCTGATACTCATACTACGACCATAGCAGATGGTGCAGCAGACGAAGGTCGTGCGATCTTCCTTAAGTACACAGGTACTTTAGACTCTGCTTGTACGATTACGATTGCACCTAATACTGTTAATAAGGTTTGGTTCATTGAGAATGCTACAAGCGGCTCACAGAATATTATTATCAGTCAAGGCTCTGGTGCTAACATCACCATAGGTAATGGTAAGATAGCAGCAGTGCTTACAGATGGTGCTGGATCTGGAGCAGCAGTACTAGATGCATTTGCTGACCTAGAGCTAAGTAGCACACTTACTGTAGCTGGTGCAGTCACTATGAGTGGTGACGCTAGTGTTGGAGATGATCTGACACTTGGAAGTGATGCGGCTGTCTTAAACTTCGGTGCTGACTCAGATGTGAATCTGACTCATGTGGCTGATACAGGATTGCTTCTCAATTCTACGATGGCAATTCAATTTAATGATGCCAGTCAGTATATAAATGCTCCTTCAAATGCGATACTGGACATTAATGCTACAGACGAAATTGAACTTAATGCAACAGCAGTTGATTTAAATGGAACATTGGACGTATCGGGTACATCAACACTTACTGGTAATGTTACAATGTCAGGAGATGCAACCGTCGGAGATGATCTCACCTTAGTGAGTGATGCTGCGGTTCTGGGGTTTGGTGCGGATACAGATGTTACGCTAACCCATGTAGCAGATACAGGATTACTTCTGAATAGCACTATGGCTTTGCAGTTCAACGATGCTAGTCAATACATCAATGCTCCTTCAGCTACGGTTCTAGACATCAATGCCACAGACGAAATCGAATTAAACGCTACCGCAGTAGATCTTAACGGAACGCTAGATGTTTCTGGCACATCGACACTTACGGGAAATGTCACAATGTCAGGAGATGCAACGGTTGGTGACGATCTTACGCTGGTCAGTGATGCGGCAGTTTTAGGTTTTGGTGCAGATACGGATGTGACTCTGACTCATGTTGCAGACACAGGGTTGCTACTAAACAGCACCATGGCTATCCAATTCAACGATGCTAGTCAGTATATCAATGCTCCATCAAATGCAATATTAGATATTAATGCTACTGACGAGATAGAACTAAACGCCACGGCAGTAGACCTAAATGGTACACTGGATGTTAGCGGAACATCTACCTTAACAGGTAATGTATCGGCTGGTGCTGACATTATTATTGGTGCCACTGACAAATTACGGCTAGATGGATCGGCATCAGGCAACACCTACCTATCAGAATCTGCGGGAGATGTGGTAACCCTCACTACCGAAGGGATTGATTCTTTCCTTTTCGCTTCAAGTGGCGGAAATCCATATATAAGACTGCAGGCAGGTAATACTGGTGTAGGGGCTATTCAATACTATGAGAACGATGGGGGTAGTGGCCAAGTACTTCACTTCCAAGCAGGGGTTAGGGGAGCAGATAACAAGTACTACATCAGTTCTAACGCCACTATCCATACCAATTATGCTATCCAGTGTAGTGGAGAAGATGTAGCTGTTGGTGGAGCATTATCAAAAGGTTCTGGATCATTTAAGATCGACCATCCATTGCCTTCAATGAAAGATACGCATGATTTATATCATTCGTTTATTGAGGGACCAAGAGCCGACTTGATTTATCGTGGGCAGATAGACCTTGTAGATGGACAAGCTACAGTAGAGATGAACGCTGAGTTTGGAATGACTGCTGGAACTTGGGAATTATTATGCAGAGATGCTACCTGTTTTACTACAAACGAGACAGGCTGGGATATGGTTAAGGGTTCTGTATCTGGAAGCACTTTGACTATTGAATGCCAAGAGAGCGATTGCACTGATACAGTGTCATGGCTTGTTGTAGCTGAACGTCAGGATCAACATATGTATGATACGGAATGGACGGATAGCGATGGAAGGCCAATCCTTGAACGTGAAAAACCAGAGGAAGTTGAAGACCTATAGCATGGAAAGCGAAATGATGAATTTAGTATCTCTGCTCGCTATACCAGCTGCAGCAGGGGCCGCTTATGGCGGAGTTAAAGCTGGATTAAATGGGACTAGACAGTCCCTCGCTCAGATAGAGCGCACTGTAGAACGTATAGGACAAAAGGTGGATACCCATGGGGAAAGGATCGCAGCAGTCGAAACGCAAGCAGAAAACCTTAAAGAACGAGTCGCAAACAACACAACAAAAACCTGATTCTCCAAATACAAGACGTAAACTTTTGACTATGGAGCAGGCGAGTATATTTAAACAATTAATCCAAGCAACTAATGAAGCACAGGCTCAACTTAATTTTGCATTAAGTGCTGCTGGGTTAGCTGAAAATGTAATTATTGGTGGAGACTTAGATGGAGAAAATCCACATTTTGTAATCACAAAACAGTGAGATAATTAATGGCTATAACATATCGTGGTGAAAGATTTTCAGGAT